TCCGGCGCTATTTGTCGGAAGCAAGAAACCGAATAGCCGGCTGACGAAAACAGGAATTGAGGATATCATCCGGCGGATTGGAGAGAAGGCGGGCGTAGAAAATGCGCATCCGCATCGATTCCGGAGGACGGCTCTGACAAATGCATTAAACCGCGGAATGCCTCTGCAGGAAGCATCTATTCTTGCAGGACATGCCAAAACCGAGACAACGATGCTTTATTGCACTGTGGATCAGGAATCGGTAAAGTATCACCATAAAAAATATCTAAGTGCATAAGTAAATAAACTGCTTTATTTACACTCGGCATCTGGTCGGGTGTTTTTGATATGCATTTTTATATGTAACTTTATTAACGACAGTAAGGAGTGATTCTTAATTAAATAGCAAATTATCAGTTTATGCGCTGGAAGAAAAAGAGTGCTCTCCGAAAGATGCCGGAGAAAACCAGTGGAAATATCGAAAGTGGAGCAATGGATCTGTGGAGATATGGAGAATTGGCGGAAACGTCGATACATTTACCGTGTCACGTTCAAGTGCGAATGGAATATATTATTCAGACGAAATCGTATGGTATCCAATAGATATGCCTTTAAAAATTACAAAAATTGATCAGATTCTTGCCACAATTGATAGGAAGGGGAACGATGGTCTTCCAAACGTAAATATAGTAAACGCCTTTACGGAAAACGGGTGTCCATTTATAAAATTTATTATAACAGCAAACCGAACAGGGCAATTTAAAGTGTCCACAAACTTTTACATTCAGGCAAGATGGAAATAGCTTAAACCTTTTTGTATAAAACGAATGTGTTTAACAATGCGTCGCATGCACCAGTTCCAAAATTATGTCCTTTTGTATAAATCAAGTCGCTTCCACTATTGTAATAGCAAGAGGAAACATTTACCCATACATCCCAATTTCCAACTAAATCATAACCAATCACGCCAACTGGAGTATAGCCACTTACTATTGGAGCTTTGATATAATATTCAAAATCTTTGCCAGCGCCAATATTCATATTGCTTTTTATGGTTACTTGCTTCACGAGTAGTAAACTATTCAAATTGCTATTTAATTAAGAATCACTCCGGAAAGGAGTAACATGAAACTTATTTTCAACGATGCCACAGAATTAACTATCCAGTCAGCGGATATTCAGGCGGGTGGAAACCTTCTGATCCGTACCATATCCGAAACTCCGGAAAAACTCAAGATGCTTTTCCAGGATACGACAAAGACACGGAAAATGATTGTTAAGGAGCGGGAGGATGTTCTTGTAACTTATGAGAATTATGAAAACTTCTATAGCATCACGGAATACACAGGAGGGATCTTCGGTGTGGCGATGTGCAAGAAGGAGGATCTGCCAGAAGTAAAGGCAGAAATCCAGAATGCTGCAGTTATGGTTGCACAGATCCAGGCGCAGGAGCTGACAGATTTACAGGCTCTGCAGGTACAAGCCATCTATCCAGAGTGGTCAGAGGATGGTGTAGAATATGCCAAGGATTATAAGATCCAGTATAATAACATCCTGTATAAGTGCGTCCAGGCACACACTAGTCAATCAGATTGGGCGCCGGGGGTAGCGCCGAGCTTGTGGACAGCTATTGCAAATCCGTCAAGCTCTGGAACTAAGGAGAACCCAATTACGGTGCCAGAAATGGTAACAACGGCAGGAATGGAGTATGTAAAGGGTAAGTATTACAGTTGGAATGAAAAGGTTTATCTGATGAACCGTGTAGGAATGACAGACGGAGAGAGCATAATCCTTTACTTCTCGCCGGATACATTGGTTGGTCAGTATTTTGAAGAAGTCTAAATACTACATTACAAATTGATATCGAAAAATGTCGAAATAAGTTGAAAATTTCCCGAACATTACTTTGTTTGTTACAATCAAAAGAAAAAATGCAGAAGGGTAATGAAATGAAAGAAAAATGTGAATTTTGTAGCAGAAAAATTATGTTTGGGAAAAAGGACAGAACAAAGTTGATTGGTGCACGTCCTATAGTTTTGAAAAAGGGCGGCAAAGTGAGAAGGCTGGAGGTGTGGCTGTTTGGTGGTGAGTTAGACGAGAAGGCTGTAATGCATATCGGGGTGTGCGATTACGGAAGCGTTGAAGATATTTTTGAAATGAGGATACCGATCAGATTTTGTCCGATGTGTGGTGAGAAATTATAATAACAGGATGGAAAGGCAGACTCTTCGGAGCTGTCTTTTTATAATTGGAGAAAAATATGGAAATAAGGGCGAGACCGGAAAGGTCTTATTTTTTTACAAGAAATAAGAAAGAGAGACAAAAATGAAAGAGATAGTCTTACAGACCTACACCATTGCACTTCCGGTATTACTGGGGTATATTGTGTGGCTCCTGAAAAACCAGAAAAGAGACAGGGATGCAAATAGTAAGGGCACCATGCTTTTACTTAGAGTGCAACTGATTGAATACCACAGTAAGTACACACAGCTTGGAAATATCCCGTCTTATGCATACCAGAACTTCTGCGAAATGTATGAGGCATATCATGAACTTGGTGGAAATGGGATGGTAACGAAAATGATGCATGAGATTGAAGAATTACATTTGAAAAAGAAAGAGGTATAGAACATGAAAAATATTAACTGGATTGTAAGAATTAAAAACAAAGCGTTTTGGGTTTCACTGATTCCGACTGTTCTTCTGTTGATTCAGGTTGTAGCAGCAGTGTTTGGTTATACTCTTGATCTTGGTGATCTTGGTAACAAACTACTTGATGTAGTCAATGCAGTATTTGCGATTCTTGCGATTCTTGGTGTTGTAACAGACCCAACAACCAAGGGTATTACTGACAGTTATCAGGCACTTACTTATACAGAACCTAAGAAATAAGAGGTGATCAGCTATGACAAATCAGGAATTTATTGATCAGATTGCAGGGTACGTTAAAAAGTACGCTGCAATTTTTGGTATATGCGTACACAGTCCAATCATTGCACAGGCCATCTTAGAAAGTGGGTGGGGCAAGTCAAAACTTGCTGCCAATTATCACAACTATTTTGGCCTTAAGTGCGGTACAAAGTGGACTGGTAAGAGTGTGAACATGAACACACAGGAAGAATACGAACCGGGGACATTGACAACAATTGTGGATAATTTCAGGGCCTTTGATTCGATGGAAGAGGGAGTCAAAGGGTACTTTGAATTCATCCAGCTTGCTAGATATCAGAATCTTAAGAGAATCACAGACCCTAAGACGTATCTTGAAACAATCAAGGCAGATGGTTATGCGACAAGTTCAACATACGTTCAGAATAACATGAACGTGATTGAACAGTATAACCTGACTCAGTATGATGGTGAATCCGGTTCTTCCTGTGGCAGATCGAAACCGTCAGAATGGCTCTCTAAATATGTTGGAATCACAGAGGGAAGTGAACAGCATAAAGAAATTCTGAAAATTTTTAATGATTCCGGATCATGTACCAGATACAAGATGAGTGTTGGTGATCCGTGGTGTGCAACAGCAACCTCAGCTGCATTTATCGCAACCGGACTTTCAGGCATCTTTCCGTGCGTTGAATGTAGTTGTGAAAGCATGATCAACCTTGCTATTACTGCAGGTATCTGGATTGAAAATGATGCCTATGTACCTGATACCGGTGACGTGATTCTATATGACTGGAATGACAATGGTGTTGGTGATTGTACTGGATGGTCTGATCATGTTGGCATTGTGATTTCATGTGATGGATCCACGATCAAGGTCATTGAGGGTAACAAAAGCAATACAGTCGGTTATAGAGATATTGCTGTGAATGGTAAATACATCCGTGGATTCATTACACCTCATTATGCAGCCACTACTACGCCACAGCCTTCCACCAAAAAGTCTATAGAGGAAATCGCTAAAGAGGTGTATCTGGGAGAATGGGGAAACGGTAAGGAAAGACAAAGTGCATTAGAAAATGCCGGATATAATTATCAGGAAGTACAGGAAGCTGTAAAAACACTGATAAATGGAAGTGAAACGATATCTTCAAAATCTGTACAGGATATTGCGAAAGAAGTAATCGCCGGTCAGTGGGGTAACAATCCAGATCGACAGGACAACCTTGAAGTGGCAGGGTACAATTATGATGAAGTACAAAATGCAGTAAACATGATTCTGAAAGGAAATGCTGCAACAGACTTGACCGCTATTGCAAAAGAAGTCATTCGGGGTGACTGGGGGAATGGTCAGGAACGAACTGACCGCCTGAAGGCTGCAGGTTATAGTCCGGCAGCAGTACAGCAGAAGGTAAACGAATTGATATAATTTTTATGTTACTAATTTGTTACTAATTAGAGTAGTTTTACACATTCTTACATCATCTTAAAAGTTGAACAAACGCTGTAAATACATTGTTTTTGACAGTGTAAAAAGTGTAAAAATTATAGTATAATATAACAAAAGAGAGGCGGTGGATACGATGAAGAATTATTCAAAGGATATAAGCAGACAATATCATATTCAGGTGGCCAACGGGGAAGTCGGCCGTTATGTCATTCTCCCGGGAGATCCAAAGCGCTGCAAAAAAATAGCACAGTATTTTGAAGATCCGGTGATGATTGCGGATAACCGGGAATTTATCACTTATACAGGAACTTTAGATGGCGTAAAGGTAAGTGTCACATCTACCGGAATTGGGGGACCATCAGCAGCAATTGCGATGGAAGAATTAGCCAGATGTGGAGCTGATACGTTTGTACGGATTGGAACCTGCGGTGGGATACAGCCGGAAGTAAAAAGTGGGGATATTGTAGTTGCTACGGGTGCCGTCAGAATGGAAGGGACTAGCAAAGAATATGCGCCGATCGAATATCCGGCAGTGGCAGACCTTATGGTGGTGAACGCACTGGTCAGTGCTGCGAAGGAAAAGGACTGTGAATTTTATACCGGAGTGGTACAGTCAAAAGATGCATTTTACGGACAGCATGAGCCGGAGATGATGCCGGCAGGTTATGAACTGATCAATAAATGGGAAGCCTGGAAGAAACTGGGATGTCTGGCATCAGAGATGGAGACGGCAGCACTTTACATTGTGGCAGCAAAGCTTCATGTACGCGTGGGTGCGTGTTTCCTTGTAATGGCAAATCAGGAAAGAGAAAAACTGGGACTTGAAAATCCGGTAGTACATGATACAGATATGGCAGTACAGGTGGCAGTGGAAGCCATCAGAAAGTTGATCAAAGAGGAGCGGTAAATGAAAGAAACAATATATAAACGAATCTTTGTGATCGTTCTGGATTCGCTCGGAATTGGTGCAATGCCTGATTCTGAGAAATTCGGTGACAGGGATGTAGATACATTTGGTCATATTTTAGACAGAATGGGAACACTGGAGATTCCAAATCTTCAGAAGCTTGGTATGCTGAATCTGCATACCGGGGGAAAGATGTATGGAATCGAGAATCCGATTGGAAAAATTACCAGACTGAAAGAGGCGAGTAACGGAAAAGATACGATGACCGGACACTGGGAAATGATGGGAATTTATACAGAAAAACCATTTAAAACCTTTACCGAACATGGATTTCCACCGGAACTGATCGCAGAACTGGAAAAACGTTGCGGGAAAAAAGTGATTGGAAACCGTAGTGAGAGCGGAACAAAGATCATTGAAGAACTTGGGGAAGAAGAAATTGAAACAGGTGCAATGATTGTCTATACCTCTGCGGATTCTGTATTGCAGATTTGTGGAAATGAAGAGACATTTGATCTGGCAAATCTGTACCGGTGTTGTGAGATCGCAAGAGAGATCACGATGAAGGATGAATGGCGCGTGGGACGAGTCATTGCAAGACCGTATGTAGGAAAGAAAAAAGGTGAATTTAAAAGAACTAGCAACCGCAGGGATTATGCACTTGAGCCGACCGGAAAGACTGCACTTGACGCACTGAAAGATGCGGGAAAGGATGTGATCGCAGTCGGAAAGATCCATGATATCTTTTGCGGGGAAGGAATCACAGAATCGTATCATTCCAACAGCTCCGTGCATGGAATGGAGCAGACCATTGAGATTTGCAAAAAAGATTTTGACGGACTGTGCTTTGTAAATCTGGTTGATTTTGATGCACAGTGGGGACACCGGCGCGATCCGGTTGGCTACGGACATGAGATTGAGAGATTTGATAAAAATCTT